GGATTGTTTTGTGTCCAGATAAAATGTTAGCCGATTTCAGGAGATTTGTGCGTGTGAAAGTTTACGGTGATGATAATGAACTTGTAGTGCTGCCAGGTGTTGAAAATTTTAATCAAGAAAATATAGCGAAGGTTTTAGCAGCACACGGTATTGAATACACGGATGATACCAAACAGTTTTCACATGATGCATATAGGAATCTCATGGATATAACCTTCCTTAAGAGGGGATACAGGAAAGATCCTGAATTTGGCAATTTGTTTATGTTACCCACTATGTCAAAAGAGACTTTACACTCTTTTATGTTTTATGTTCGTAATTCGTCCGATATACAAGAGCAGTTGCGTGAAAATATGCGAGCAGGGCTTAACTTTGCTGCCTTTCACGGAAGAGATTTTTACAACTCTTACAAGAAAGAATGGAGTGACCTCCTGAGATCTGTTCAATATACACCTCTCTCCATTTCTTTCGAGGAACAAGTTGATGTTTTTCGTTATGCTAGTGGTATGCGTTGTTCTGCACAAGATGCCATTAGTTCTTTCATGTCTCTATCCAACCACAAGCTTACTCGAGCTATTAAGGGAGTGGTTGAATCCCCTTTATACTATCTTTGTGCTTCACTTGGTGTTCTTTCATCCGAAGATAGTACTGTACCTCGCACTGACGACCGCCATGCTGTGGCGATCCCCAGTGGAGAGGGCAAATCTTTTCTATGTCGTAAATTTCCACATGTTTTTGTCGATCATGATGTTTTGTTACTTCCTAGATTTAAAGCTCATAAATTCTTTTCATCCGGTAATCCGTGGAAGGCTGAAGAAGCCCGTAAATATGATTTTCCAATAGATGATCGACGTATTCTACTCGTCCACCACCCTGACAACTGCAAAAGAATTATGATTGGCAGTTTTATTACCCATTTCCCCACGTTTGTCAGGGTTAACGCTTTTCAGCGCCTCCTTTTAAGTAACCCCTTAAAGTTAACAAGAGATAATAGAAACGCGTTATTAGTAGATATAGCCCGTAATTTGGAACCCGGATTGTTCCAGGGCGTTTAAATTTAATTTAAGGTTCGTTGATAGTTAAGTTTGTCAGAACCTCGGTATTAATTTTAATTTATGTTTCAGAGATTAAAGGTTATTAGAGTCAACCTAATTGACTTGGTCCCTGTAGTTTATCCTAAT